TTAACAAATACTTGATTAATGATTTTGAGAAGCTCGGTATTTGGGGAGAAGACCTGAAGAATGAAATTATTCTTAATGAAGGTTCAGTTCAGGGGATTAATTTCAATAACTACCTTGACCCTGAGGACAAACAGTACAATAAGAAAGTTAAAAGAATTGAGCACCTTATTCCAAAGTATAAAACAATTTGGGAAATCTCACAGAAGGAATTGATTGAAATGGCGGCCGACAGAGCTCCGTTTATTGACCAATCACAGTCGATGAATATCTATATGGGTAACCCAACTCTATCTAAGATTTCATCATCACACTTCTATGGTTGGGAAAAGGGGCTAAAAACACTTTGTTATTATGTTAGAACAAAGGCAATTTCAACAGGGGCAAAACACTTGGCGGTTGACATATCAAAAATGTCAAAACCAAATGTTACACCTGAACCACCAAAAGTTGATTATAGTAACATGAATTTACCACCAAAACCAGCTAATTCTGAGTTTGAATGTTTTGGTTGTTCATCATAAAATAAATCCCGAGTAATCGGGATTTTTTATTTAAGATATTTATTAATATGGCGGTATATAATGAAAATATCGAATTATTTAAATGTTTAGTTAGGGTATCACATTTTACAAAAAATCCTAACGATGATAATAAATTCCACAAGGCTTATGCTTTTGCCATTCAATCAGTTGCTGGAAAAATATTAACATTCCATGTAATGACGGATTATGGAATGATGAGGTCAAGAGTTCCAATTTCTGAAATATTCATGAAAGAACCGACTAACGACATACCGTTTCACTTTAAACAATTATGGGATTGTTTTTCTGAAAACGTAACTGTAACAACTTATGATTATTTATATGAAAAAAGGTGTCAGGTTGTTTTAAGAGATGGGTCAAAAATTTGGGCAACATATCTTATGACGGTTGATTGGTACAGAAATCCATATTCTGATGAACCTTCAGATTATAAGTGCGGGCACATTTTAATTGGTGATGACGGTTATCTTTTGTGCCAACCCAATAATAGAATTTATTGGAAGGATTCAAATTGGGTTACAAACAAATTCCCAATAGAACCAAAAGAGATTAAAGTTGACACTGATTTACCTTCAGTCGAAACTTTATCCGATAGATGGGTTGCAGAAGATGGGGATTGTTATTATTATAATATAAAATCGACCGAATAATATTTATTATAAAATATACACACAATGACATACGGTATAAATTTTCCATTCAGAGATTCTTTCAACGGAACTTATTTTGATTTATCATCAACCAATGATGAAGAGATAAGAACTGATTTGGTTCATTTATTATTAACAAGAAAAGGAACTAGATACTTTTTACCTGATTTTGGAACAAGATTGTATGAATATTTATTCGAACCATTAGATGGTCCTACTTTTTCCGATATCGAAGCTGAGATTAGGGATACTGTGTCAGAATATATACCCGGTATTACAATAACTAAAATAGATATAAAACCAGCTTCAAGTGATGACGAGGATAAAGGTTCATATGTTAACGACAATGATGAAAGAGTTTTCAGAGTCCCTGGAATTGGTACTTTGGAACATACTGCTAAAATAAAAATTGATTATAAAATTAATAACGATGTTTTTAATTCTAGCGATTTCGTTATTATTAATATTTAAAAGTTATGGCGAATAAAAAAATATCGTATACTACAAGAGATTTTCAGTCGATTAGGACTGAGTTAATAAATTTCACACAAACATATTATCCTGATTTAGTAAGTAACTTTAATGATGCTTCGGTTTTTTCTGCTTTATTAGATTTAAACGCGGCGGTTTCAGACAACCTACAGTTCAATATTGACAGAAGTATACAAGAAACAGTACTTCAATACGCTCAACAAAGGTCATCAATTTACAATATCGCCCGAACTTATGGATTAAAAATTCCAGGTCAGAGACCATCTGTTGCATTAGTTGACTTTTCGATTACAGTACCGGCTTTTGGAGATAAGGAAGATTTGAGATATTGTGGTATTTTAAGAAGAGGAGCTCAAGTTAACGGAGGAGGACAAGTTTTTGAAACCGTATACGATATTGACTTTTCATCACCAATTAGTGGTGATGGGTTTCCTAATAGATTAAAGATTCCTGTATTTGATTCAAATAACAAGTTAATTAATTATACAATAGTAAAAAGAGAAACGGTTGTTAATGGAGTTACTAAAGTGTTTAAAAAAGTTGTAACACCAAATGATGTTAAACCATTTTTTGAATTGTTTTTACCTGAAAAAAATGTACTAGGGGTTACTAGTGTTATACTTAAAGATGGAACTCAATATGCTAACATACCTTCGGCTCAAGAATTTTTAAACAATGACATCAGATGGTATGAGGTTAAGGCCTTAATTGAGGATAGAGTTTTTGTAGAAGACCCAACTAAAACTTCGGACAGACCAGGTATCAAGGTTGGGAAATATGTGGTAACTAATAACAAATTTATAACTGAATATACACCTGAAGGGTTTTTAAAAATGACTTTCGGTGGAGGTAGTCAATCTGCGGACGAACAATTAAGAGAATTCGCTCGAAATGGTTACAAATTAGACCTATACAAATACTCGAATAATTTTGCATTAGGTAGTACCTTAAAGGCTAATACGACTATGTTTGTTCAATATAGAATTGGAGGTGGGTCTACAAGTAATTTAGGGGTGAATGTTATAACACAAATAGGTACGGTTTCATTCTTTGTTAATGGTCCTTCAGAATCTGTAAATAATAATGTTGTAAATTCATTAAGATGTATAAATGTTACTGCGGCAATAGGAGGAGCGCCGGCTCCGACCACTGAAGAGGTAAGAAATTATGTTTCATTTAATTTTGCGGCACAAAACAGGGCTGTTACAGTTAATGACTATGAGTCTATAATAAGAACCATGCCGTCACAATATGGAGCACCGGCAAAAGTGTCAATAACTGAAGAAAATAATAAGATAAAAATTAAAATGTTATCTTATGATGATTCGGGTAAATTAACTGAGATAATATCAAACACTTTGAAAAGTAATGTTGCTAATTATTTGTCAAACTACAGAATGATTAATGATTATATTTCAGTTGAGACGGCAAATGTGATTGATTTATCGTTAACTATAGATGTTGTGTTAGATTCAACTCAAAACCAAGGAGTTGTAATTTCTTCTATTATAAATTTAGTTTCAGATTATTTTGACCCTGCTAATATGCAGATGGGACAAAATGTTAATGTATCAGAAATACGTAGACTAATCCAAAGTGAAAATGGGGTATTGTCGATATCTGATATTTTGGTATTTAATAGAATTGGAGGTCAATATTCATCGTCACAAACGTCTCAGAGATACTTAGATTCGGACACAAAACAGATTGAATTGGTGGATGACACAATATTTGCGGAACCAAATCAAATTTACCAAATTAGATTCCCCGGTAAAGATATTAATATCAGAGTTAAGAACCTTTCTACGGTTAATTTTTCTTGATAATTTATTTATCTAAATAATGGTCTATCTTTTTTTGAAAATAGCAAATAAACTATTTATAAAAAAGGTTTTTCATGTCGAATTCATACAGAATAAGAACTCAAGTTGGAGTTGATAAAGCGGTTAATGTATTATTAGAACAAGACTTTGAGTCATTAGAGATTTTATCTCTTAAAATATTACAAAGTCAGATTTATAATAGACAATGTTCTGATTATGGTGTTGTTGTAGGTAGAGTTAGTGCAAATAACGGATTTGGAATACCGAATGCTAAAGTTTCTATATTCATTCCTTTATCATTAGAGGATGAATCCAATCCAACTATATCTGAATTGTATCCATACAAAACTTTAAATGATTTAAATGAAGATGGATATAGGTATAATTTACTACCTTATGAAGTATCTCATGGGGGGCATACGCCAACAGGAACATTTCCATCGAGAGAGGATGTTTTAATAAATCAATCATTAATTGAGGTTTTTGACAAATATTATAAATTCACTGCAAAAACAAATGATAGTGGTGACTTTATGATTTTTGGTGTTCCTATAGGGTCTCAAACAGTTCATATGGATGTTGATTTGTCGGATATTGGAGAATTTTCTTTGTCTCCTCAAGACTTGGTTAGACTGAACCTTGCGACTGAAGGGCAATTAAAC